ACCTCGCAGGCGTTCAACCAATGTCTGGTCCTACTGGACTGATCTTCGCAATGCGTGCTCGCTACGATGGTCCTGCAGTTACTAATGCTGAGACCTTCTACAACGAAGTCAATCCTAACCAATCTGGTACTCAGGGTGCTAACGATGTCTCTGGTGCTGCTGATGCACTGACTGGCAACAACCCTGCAGTTCTGAACGACGGATTCACTGGTTCTAACGAAGCAACTGCTCAAGGTTACTATGGTGCTCCTGGCGCTATGGGCACTGAGGATTCTGAAGGACTGGACAGCGACGGTTCCGCACCTGACTTCCGTCAGATGGGATTCTCGATCGAGAAGATTTCGGTCACCGCTAAGTCCCGTGCTCTGAAGGCAGATTACAGCATCGAATTGGCACAAGACCTTCGTGCGATCCACGGTCTTGATGCTGAGTCGGAGCTGGCAAACATTCTGTCCTCTGAGATCCTTGCTGAGATCAACAGAGAAGTTGTCAGAACCATCTACAAGTCCGCTAAGCGTGGTGCTCAGCACGACACCGCTACTGCTGGTACTTTCGACCTCGACGTTGACTCCAACGGTCGTTGGTCAGTTGAGAAGTTCAAAGGACTTCTGTTCCAAATCGAGCGTGATGCGAACGCAATCGCACGCGAAACTCGTAGAGGAAAGGGCAACATGATCATGTGCTCTGCTGACGTTGCATCCGCACTGGCAATGGCAGGCGTACTTGATTATGCTCCTGCTCTGGAAGGCAACAACCGCCTTGCAGTTGACGAAACTGGTAACACCTTCGCTGGTGTTCTGAACGGTCGCTATCGCGTCTACATCGATCCTTATGCAACTATCACCCGTGGTGGTTCTGCTGCATCTGGTACTTCAGGTAACCAGTACTACGTCATCGGTTATAAGGGTTCTTCACCTTATGACGCTGGTCTGTTCTACTGCCCATATGTACCTCTCCAGATGGTACGTAGCGTCGGTCAGGATGACTTCCAGCCACGTATCGGGTTCAAGACCCGTTATGGCATGGTCCTCAACCCATTCGCAAAAGGCGAGGCAGCACTGTCCGACAGCAACCCACTTGCTGCTGGCAACCTGTCAACCAACGCATACTACAGAAGAGTTTCTGTTGCAAACCTCATGTGATCCTCTTGCATCACATTATATCAAGGACCCTTCGGGGTCCTTTTTTTATGTTTAGTTATTTTTAGTTTTGTAAAAAAGCAATAAATGTACACTACAATACATAAAGTTGCATAGATACTACAGAATTATGCGAGGTGTAAAAATGAACCCTTCCTTTAAATTACATTATGAGTTAACCGTAATGGAGAGTGAAGATGCACAATCTATTATCCCGAGCACAATTTGATGAATGGAGGCATTTAGAACAAACAATTGATGAGTTAGAATCAGAAAATCAAAAGATAAATGATTACTACGAATGTATTATCGAGTGCGATTCTTTAAATCAACACGAATGTAAAAAGATATGTAAGAGATTATTAGATTAGTATTCTGACCCTTCGGGGTCTTTTTTTTGTCTATAAATAAAAGTGTGAAGGACTAACCACATGACACTCTGCAACGAAAACTTTCTATCACCAGCAGGTTTTAGATTAGACATCCCAGGATTTGAAAGCGTTGGTTTTCAATGCACCAACGTCAACGTGCCTGGAATTAGTATGAATGGTCCCGTAGCAGCAACTCCATATAATGATTTTCAGTTAGGTGGTGATAAACTTAATTATCAAGAACTTCAACTTACGTTCTTAATTGATGAGAACTGTGCTAACTATTCTTTAATTCACAACTGGATGGTTGGTATTACATACCCACAAAAATCAGATCAGTGGGGTGACTTTGTAGAGGAGATGAGAGATAAGGACTTTCTAAACGAAAGGTTTATCGAACAACTTGATTTGTATGTAAACATCCTAAACAGCAATTTTAACACAGCATTTAAATTACATTTTTATGATGCGTTTCCTGTAAGTTTGAATACATTAGAATTTAGTACAGACCAAACAGACATCCAATACATGAAAGCACAGGTGACATTTAAGTACACCTACTTTAAACTTACCGATAGTAATGACAAAGAATTGACTTTATGAGTTTACATCAACAATTGATCGATGAGTGGCACAAAGATTGTGTCATGGATGATGACTTGTTTGAAGAAGCAAGAAGGATTCCAGTTTTACATGCCAAATGGTTAGACAAGTACTTAAGAGTACAATTATTACGTAAAGAAAAAGAATATGATTACAACTGTCTGTATAGACAGAAGTATAGTTTTTACATGGGCAGAGAAGAAACTGCACCTGATGAAAAAATTATTAAGACCGAAGTGCCAATTTATATCAAGGGAGATCCTGATATAATCAAAGCACAGGCAACGATGGACCTCTATGAAAAATTAGAGGATGCTCTAAAACAGGTTCTAAATAATATTAACAATCGTTCATTCCAAATTAAGAATGCAATTGATTGGTTAAGGTATTCGCGAGGAATAGATGAGTGACGTTATTATCCGAAAGAAAAATGAAGTTTATCTGCAATTAAAAACACCACCACATATTTCATACGAATTATCTGACCACTTCACATTTGAAGTTGAAGGTGCAAAGTTTATGCCTGCATACAGGCAGAAGTATTGGGATGGTAAAATTAGATTGTTCTCTCCAGGAACTGGTGAAATCTATGCTGGACTAAGAGAATACATTGAGCAGTTCTGTCAAGAGCGAGGATACGCTTATGATTATGCTGACAATGAATACTTTGGTATGCCTGATGCCGAGGATGAACTAGTATCGTTTGATGGTGTTAAATCATTTACAAAGAAATTTTCTGCACTCAAAGCAAGAGATTACCAATACAAAGGAATCTATGAGGCATTGAGAAAGAAAAGGAAACTGATCGTGTCACCAACAGGGTCAGGTAAATCTTTCATGATTTATTCTATCGTTCGGTTTTTACAAGAGACGGGACAAAAGATTCTAATTGTTGTTCCTACTACATCTCTTGTGGAGCAGATGTATAAAGATTTCTTTTCTTATGGATGGGACGTAGAAGATCATTGCCATAAAGTTTATGCTGGTCATGAGAAGGTATCTCCTAAACCAGTAACTATCACCACATGGCAGTCGATCTATAAACAGAAGCGCCAATATTTTGAATGCTTCAGTGCAGTAATCGGTGACGAGGCACATCTGTTCAAAGCAAAATCTCTTACAGATATCTTGACCAAACTGCATCATGCAAAATATCGCATTGGATTTACAGGAACACTAGACGGGAGCAAGACAAATAAACTTGTTCTTGAAGGTTTGTTCGGTCCTCACGAAAAGATTACAAATACAAATGAGCTAATTAAACAAGGACATTTGTCTAGGTTAAAGATTAAAATTATTTCTTTAAGGCATCGTCATGTTAAGTTTGACAGTTACCATGAAGAGATTGATTATTTGGTCTCACATCCAAGGAGAAATAATTTTATTAAAAACCTTGCATTAGATCTTGGTGGTAATACTCTAGTGTTGTTCAATTATGTTGAACGTCATGGTGAACCACTTTTCGATCTGATAAATAGTAGCGTAAAGAATGGAAGAAAAGTTTTCTTTGTACACGGTGGTGTTGATGTAAAGGACCGAGAAGAGATCCGAGCAATCACTGAGCAGGAGTCCAACGCAATCATCATCGCAAGTTATGGAACTTTCTCCACTGGTATTAACATCAAAAACTTACACAATATCATTTTTGCGAGTCCATCAAAATCAAGAGTAAGAAACCTGCAATCTATTGGTAGGGTCTTGAGAAAGGGGGAAAACAAAAACACAGCAGTGCTGTACGATATTGCAGACGATACCTCTAAGGATTCTAACAATCCAAATTATACGTTAAGACATTTGTTTGAGCGGGTTAAAATTTATAACCAAGAAAATTTTGACTATGAGATAATCAACGTAAAATTAAAGCAGTAAGTATGGAAGCATTTTTCGCAAACATCAAATTAAAAACAGGTGAGGAATTACTTTGCATAGTAAAAGAGGCGGACCCTGAAGAGGATTACCTCTTAGTGTCACACCCCATTGAAGTTGAAGAGATCGAGATTCCTGGTGCGTTTCATGGTCTAAAGATCAAAAACTGGATGAAACTCTCACACCAAACTGAATTCTATATTGATGGTGAAGAACTAGTTACACTCAAAGAAATCAAAGGATTTCCAGTCGAGTTTTATAAAGACAGTTTAATTAAACTCGCTCATCAAGAAGAAGAAAAACAACGTTCTAAACTTAAAAATAAACTACGTAAAAGAAAAGGTCGCGTTCCATTGGATGAAGATATGGGACTCTTATCATCTATTGATGATGCAAGAGAACTACTAGAGAATATCTTCCTCTTAGATAATGATCCAAAGGAATCATAGTATATAAAGTATTAAAGCTATAGAGTGTTCTCTGAACTCTGACCGAGTTATTATACACAGATCCAGGGTACTTGTCAAGCTCTGAGTATTGTGCTATGATATTATGAGAAGACCAACATACTAATGGCAAAATCTAAAGAGCACTACGTAAACAACAAGGACTTCTTACACGCTATTATTCAGTATAAGAATAAAGTGGAGAAGGCAAAAGAAACGGGCGACAAAAAACCACCAGTGGGTGAGTACATAGGGGGGTGCTTTCTAAAGATTGCACAGCACTTATCCTATAAACCGAACTTTGTCAACTACATGTTCAAAGATGACATGATCGGTGATGGTATTGAAAAC